TTCGGCTGGGCATGGAGCTCATCAAATACGACACCGTGAACGTTCAGTCCGTGCTTCGTGTACGATTCTGCCGATAGCACCTGATAGAAGCTGTTCAGTGGTGTGTACACCAGGCGCTTCTGAGAAAGCACAGGTTTAATGCGTTTCTTCAGTGCGGGACACTGTTCTACCATCTGACAGGCAACGTCGAAGACAATGGACGCCTGCTGCCGATCTGCCGCGCATCCGTAGACCTCCGCACCCCATTCGCCGTCACCAGCCAATAAATAAAGAGCGACCGCTGCCGCGAGTTCGCTCTTGCCTTGTTTCTTTGGAATTTCAATGTACGCCGTATTGTATTGTCTATATCCATTTTCCTTGACTGTCCCAAAAACATCTCGCACGATTTTTTCCTGCCACGGCAACAGGACAAAGTTTTTGCCATGCCATTCGCCCTTTGCATGTTTCAGGGCAGAAATAAAGGCAACGGCGCGATCGGCGAGGCTGGCGTTCGTAATGATCCGCTTTTCCGGGACGATGATTTTTTTGTCCGCCAATCGCTCTGTCCCTCCTAATTGATAAACAAAACGACAGCGTCTACCGCTGTCGCAGAGTATTTAGTTTGATGTGTCTATGAGCGTGACCTCTTCACTGATAATGTCGAGCGCTTCCTTGTAGCTGCCCGCGTTCTGCACACGCTCCCATAGGTCATTATAAGCGATGATCCTACGCTGTTTCTGCATGATCCGCCTGACCTGTCCGAGGATCCAGAAGATATTTCCGCTTTCTCCGTGGCTATCATAGACGAGTATTGGTTTCTGCATGCTTATATCCTCCTTACAGCGTATACTGGTGGAGGATGATATCCTTCGCCAGCTCGGTCTCTTCGTCGACCGGTTTCACATCCCAACCGCGATCGTAGTTGCAGACGATTTCGCCTTTACGTCTGAGCATCAGCTTTGAGACACGCCCACCGCCGATTCCGTACTTGGATCCTTCTGGATACTGCTTCACCCAGAAGTGGTAGATGCCGTCGCCCACGCGCATGCTGCCTTCCTGCCAGTTGTTGCCCCTGGGTTTCGGTTCCTTGATCTTGAGCTTGAAGGTCAAGTGTCCACCGTCGTTCATACTGAAATCTTCGACCGGGCAGTCGCTGTATTCATCTGGGATGTCCCGTGCGCTGCCGTTGAAGATGTTCGTGTGGTACCTGGTGTTTACCAACGTGACCTGTGCATTCCTGCTGATTAAGTCGTAGAAGCTTTTGAGTTTGACCATAGTTTTTTATCCTTACAGCGATTTAATCAGGTCGATCGTGCCGTTTGCAAATAACCCTTTGATGTGTTCGACCGCTTCGGGTCCGTTCCATCCGCATGTCTCGATGTAGTATCTCATGAGCGCCGCGATCCCTTCTTTTCGGGTGTCTGTCTTTACGCATATTTCTTCGAGTTCTGCATCGAGAGTCTGTGCGTTCAGTTTGTCAACCGCTGATGCTGCTGCGCGCTCCGCTCTGCTTGCGTTGACCTGCGCAATCTCCGCTTTTTCAAAGGCGTCAAATTCAGCATCGGTCATATCTTCACCGGCAAGCTCCCACAGATCTTCATGTGCCTGCATGGCGCACCGTGCTGCCGTTCTGGCTTGATCCGCCATGTTCCAAGCTTTTCTACATTCGTTCTTGCTTGCCGCTTCGATCGCTGCCGAACTGAATCTCTCGGCTGCCGATGCTTCATATTTGCAGGCTTCCACTGCTTCTTTTCTAGTTGTATATATCATATTATTTGCCTCCCTGTTTTTTTTGGGTAGGACAATTAAGCCAGAAAGATTAGGTAAAGTCCAGACCCAAATTGAAGAAAAAGGACATTTAGCAATTAGAATACATTTATTGATATGACTTGCTTTTTACCCCCGCGCACAAGCTCCGCGTGATCCGCTCCGGTGTATTTCAGCCAACGCTTTACAATCACATCTGCGTACTTTGGATCAAGCTCCATCGTGTAACACGATCTACCAAGCTGCTCGCAAGTGATGAGCGTGCTGCCGCTGCCTCCGAAGGTGTCGAGTATGATATCGCCCTGCCGCGAGCTGTTCTTAATCAGTCGCGCCAGCAGCTTCAGCGGCTTCATCGTCGGATGATCCGCATTGTGTGCGGGCTTGTTTTCGTCGATCACGGTCGTGGAGACCTTATCGCTGAAGATTTCCCGCAGCAGTTCGCGCATCTCTTCCTTTTTCATCTTATTGATGTCAATCCGCTTATCCTCGATCACCGTTGCCTGCGTGCGGTCGTCCACAAAGTAATGGTTGCCGCCGTCTGTCCAGCCATAGATGCACGCTTCATGTTTCCACTGGTAATCTTGATGTCCCATGGTAAATGCATTCTTATTCCATACCAGCATCTGTCGCACCTTACCGAGCGCCTCATTCGTCGCCCTGCGGAATGCGCCACCTACTGTTTCTGCGTGCCAGATGTAAAACGGGGTGCCGGGTTTCATGACCTCATGCATCCGTGTGAATGCTGCAAGCAGAAACGTGAGGAACTGTTCCTCCGGCATGTCATCGTTTTGAATTGTCAGGCCGTTGCTGCCCTCGTATGCGACATTGTACGGCGGATCCGTCACCACGAGGTCGGCCATCTTGCCGTCCATGAGAGCGGAAACGTCCTTTTTCTCCGTGCTGTCGCCGCAATAGAGAACGTGCCTACCAAGCAGCCAGCGGTCGCCATGTTTGCTGAATGGTTCCGTACCCTCTGGTGCTGCCTCCGGTGGATCATCTTCCACGATCTCACTCTGATCATCGAACAGATCACTCATCTCACTGACATCGAAGCCAGTCAGTGTGGCATCGAAACCGCTCTCATCCAAATCACGAAGAAGTGCTGTCAAGAGCGGGACGTCCCACGCACCGCTGATTTTATTCAGCGCCACATTGAGAGCTTTTTCCTTCTGTTCATCCAGATCGAGCACCACGCAGTCCACCTCGGTGTAGCCAAGATGCTGCAGCACCTTAAGCCGCTGGTGACCTCCAATAACCACGCCGGTGCGTTTATTCCAGATGATTGGCTCGACGTAGCCGAACTCAGAGATGCTGCGCTTCAACTTTTCAAATTCGGGATCGCCGGGCTGCAGGTCTTTTCTGGGGTTGTACTTTGCAGGCAATAGCTTTTCGACACTGATTTTTTCAATGTTCATACCAAACCCCATTCCGCGAACTTCTCGAATCCGCCGACCTGCCGGATATAATCACGAGCGATACGAACGATCTCAGCGTATGGTCTGCCGTCCACGACATCGTCACCAATCGCACAGCAGAGCTCCACGGGTACTTCATCCCGCTGGGCTTTGAGCCAAGCATAGATATTCACGCTGACGTCGGCCTTGCTGAGATCCTTGCCATGCAGGCCACCGCCGGTTACGCTGTCTGCCATATCACTACCGAGCTTCCGGTTGGTAGCACCGGTATCCACATCTGTTCCACCTGTCCAGTCGCCGAGCGGATTGATCTCCGCATCGGGATATTCGTCACGCAGGTCATCACCATCCGCATGACTCTGACAAATAATGAGCCGATCGTTGTCGAGGAGGTATTTGCCGTCTGTGAGGTATCTCTCATAAATATCTCTTGCGATTGCCGACAGTTCACGCTGTTCATCAGTCACCGGAACACCTCGGAAGATACCGTTATCTCCACAGCGAACGGACTCCGCCTGGTTCTTTGCGAGAATTGCATCCTGTGCGACCTCATGATAGTTGACGATGACATTGCCTGCGATCCGTTCCACCGCCGCTATGATTTCCGTAACAGGGATATGCACCGAGGACTCCGCTACGATATTGCAGATGCCGTGTCCGATGAGCACCTCCACAGCGATCTTGGGGTTAGTGCTTTCCACATACGCGAGATCCACAATCGCACCGGCGATCCGATCTGCAATTTTATCCGGATGCGCCGGATTCACTTTCTCATACATGTTTTGACACCCTCTCTGCCTTCTGGCCGGTGAATTCTTCCCAACGCTTCACTGCAAGGTCGCAGTATTCCGGGCTTTTCTCCATCGCATAGCAAACTCTCTCCAGCTGCTCGCAGGCAATGATCGTCGTACCACTTCCAGAGAACGGCTCCAGAATAATGTCGCCACGATCAGAATGCATTTTGATGCAGCGCCAAGGCAACTCCACAGGGAACATGGCCGGGTGCTCTTTGTTGGCACGTACTGTGGTCATTTCCCAGATGCCTGAATACCCCCAGTTCTTGCGTTCTTCTTTGGTGAGCCTCTTCACGAAACGGTATGCGTGCGAGGCATAGGCCGACAGCCACATATATTCCTGATCGTTGTATTCAACATCGCCGTTCCGGCTGAATGCAGAGATGTATTCGTACTGCTGCACCGGCTTATTCGTCACGAGGTGATAGGGTCCGACACCGAAGTTCTGTCCTTGCTTCTTCCAGATGCGTATCCAGATGGGCCGAAAACCCTGTTCAGCAAACATCTGAGAAGAATAGAAGTTCGTCGGCTCGATGAACTGGGTGCCAGTGGCGTACAGGTCCCCGAGATTCCAGCAAATGATACCAGCGTATCGTGTCAAGTTCTTGACCACCGGGCGCATGGTATCAAACCACGGCTCGATGCCTTTGCTTTCGTAATCCTTGCCGACGCCATACGGAGGGGATGTGACCGCCATCTGAGCTTTGTTGCCGTTCATGAGCTTGACGAAATCCACCTCCGAGGTAGAATCGCCGCACATGAGACGGTGCGCACCCAATTTCCAGATGTCGCCGATCTTGGTGATCGCGCCTTTGGTCTTGATCTTTTCCGCTTCTTCATCGATGTCGAAATCATCCTGTACCGCTTCCTTGGAATAGAAGGCGTTCAGGAGCTCATCGACCTCCGCGGCATCGAAACCGGTAAGAGTAATGTCAAACTCGCTGCCGTCAAACTCCGTGAGCAGCGCAGCCAGCTTATCCTTGTCCCATTCACCCTGAATCTTATTGAGCGCCACGTTCAGTGCCTTTTCGCGCATCGGGTCGAGATCCACTACGACGCAGTCAATCTCTGTGATCCCAAGATCCTTCATGACCGTCAGTCGCTGATGCCCGCCGACCACGTTGCCGGTCTGCTTATTCCAGATGACCGGCTCGACGTAGCCGAACTCCGTTATGCTGCGCTTGAGCTTCTCGTATTCTGTGTCACCGGACTTGAGTGCCCGACGTGGGTTGTATTCCGCAGCTTTCAGCTTCGCCACAGGTATTTTTAGTAGTATCATTTTCCTGTCCTTTATTTTTACGGTTGGATCAAATTGTTTTTTAGTCTATTGACTACTACGATTTTTTCGTATATACTATAGGCAGAAAGTCGAAAGGGCACATATGATATGAATAGACTATTTGTATATACGGCTCCCTTCCGGTCTTGCTGGAAGGCAATGGGTCTTGATGATTCTGACCTCCTTAACTTAGAAAACCTTCTTTTGGAAAATCCACAAAGAGGCGCTGTTATTGAAGGAACAGGTGGAGCCAGAAAATTACGTATTCAACTGAATGACAATCGAGGCAAAAGCAGTGGCGGCCGAGTAATCTATGTGGATGTCTTTGAAAAAGAACGATTATACTTTTTATTTGCATATCCCAAAAATGTGCAGGAAAACCTAACTGCTGATCAGAAAAAAGCCATAGCCAAGATGATTGAATTGATCAAGAAGGAGTGATTTTCATGGATAAATTGATTGTCAATAGTTCTTTAACTGATGAGGAAATTGCTAATAACTTTAAAAATATCGATTTCTTTTCAGGCATTATGTCCGGTTTGGAAGAAGCGCTGGCCTATGAAAAAGGCACAGCAAAAGCTGCAACCATTGTGCGTAAACGCAGTCTTCCTGATGTAGATCCCTGTGCCATACGTAAGGCCATGAATATGACTCAAAAAGATTTCGCCGGTGTTATCGGTGTATCTACGCGTACCATAGAATCTTGGGAGGCTGGACGTTCTGTTCCTTCACCTACTGCGAGGAATCTGTTATTTTTGATTCACAAAAATCCTGAACTTGTTGCCCAGTTGCGAAACCATTGATTTTTTAGTCCCGCTGAAAAGCGGGACTTTTTCTTTATCCGAGCAGCCGTTCCATCAGATCGTCGTTCGGATTGCTATTGCCAATTGGTATCTCGCAGTTGTCCTTTACAATCTGGTATATTTGCAGCCACAACACGTTTGCTTGTTTTAAAAACGAAATTCCCATATTCACATATGGGCTAGCGATCGGCAGCTGCGTGGTTGGGTGCTTGGCTAACAGTCCATACTGGTTAATGCCTTCCTCGCACTGAATCCAACGCTGTATGTATAGTGCATACTGCTCGATCAGTTCCTTCTTAACGTATATCGCGCACCCGCGCTCGTTAAGCCAGCGCCATGTGTCTTCATAGATCTGGGGCGCGAGATTTTGCTGTGAGTTCTTGGTGACCTGCTTCAGATATTCGGATACAGGCGGCATGTCTTCGCCATGCATATCCGTATCCTTCAGTCCGAACTGTAGCTTTGTGAGCGGTGCCTTACCGGGATTGCCGTCAATGAGCTTTTCAGATAGCGCCTTTTTCTTTCTCCCGGCACCAGGACGTGCACCGCCATGTCCGTTTGCCATGTGCGCTACCTCCATTCATCTTGATTTCCTTTGAAAACTTGAAATTGCAGGGCTATTCCTTTCTTGATTTCCCGAAAATTCGCGTGGAGTCCCGTGCCGTTGTCCGCATAATCAAGTTTTCAAGATTTGGATGCCCCTACCTTTACTTTTTGAACGCGCAACCTTTACTTTTATTCTTTTTCCCAGCCTCTAAGTAAAGGTTAATATTTTTTCTGTCGTGTGCATATCACCACGGGCGATCGGCAATAATAAATGTAAAATATATCTTTACATTGTGTTGACATTGCTTGCAAAATCGCATATAATACATACACAAGCATGAAGGGAGGGATTTTTATGGCTACCACAAATATTAATGTCCGTGTAGATACGGAACTAAAACAGTCTGCCGAGGCCCTGTTCAATGATCTTGGTCTCAATATGTCTTCTGCCATCACAATGTTCCTTAAGAGCGCTGTCAGTCACGATGGAATACCGTTTGATGTGAAGCGTATGACTCCCAATGCCGTTACGAAGGCAGCGCTAGCCGAGTACAAAGAAATGAAGAAAAACCCTGGCAATTATAAGCGTTACGGTTCCTTTGATGAACTAATGGATGAGGTAATTTCCGATGCTTGAAATTGTTCCATCCAATCAGTTTAAGAAAGATTTAAAGCTTGCGCAAAAACGCGGTCTTAAGATTGACCGTCTCCGTGAAGTGATCAATACACTTGCATCAGAACAAAGATTGGAAGATCGGTATCGTGATCATAGCTTAACCGGAGAATATAAGGGATTCCGTGAGTGTCATATTGAACCGGACTGGCTCCTTATATATCGTATCAATGAAGATGTGCTTGAGTTGTTTTTGTTTCGCACGGGAACACACGCAGACCTGTTTTAATACGATTCTTCGGAGTATATGCTTTCTAGGAGGTTGCGCTTACTCTGTAGGTGCAATCTCTTTTCATCGATCACCGAGATTATGGTGAATCTTATTGTGGCAACTTTGGCATAGCGACATTAGGTTTTCGGCCGCGTGTGTGCCGCCACGGGATATGGGGATAATATGATGGACTTCTTCTACCGGCGTGAATCTACCGTCCTTGAGGCACTGTTCACACAGTGGATGAGCGGCTACGTATCGGGCACGAATTCTATGCCACGCTCGACCATACTTTTTGGACACATCGGATGATCGCCGGTATTTATCGTATTGCTGACGTGCTTGCTTTCTATGCTGCTCACAATAGCTACCGTTTGTCAGGTTGGGGCAACCGGGATGTGAGCAAGGCTTTTTGGGTTTTTGCGGCATTACTAAACTTCCTTGCTATTTGTTTTATAGCTGTTTTGTGTTAAGATGTAGATGAGGTGAGACAAGATGGCAAGCAACCAACAGACCATTACTCTATCTAAGGCAAAACGCAACTTCAGTGCCGCAGTGGAAATGGCTGACAAATTAGGGCATG